TATGGAATCCGACGGTGCGGCGGTCATGAAGATAAAATTGACCGAGGAAATAGGAGGGTAACCATGTCCAGCTCATTGACATTCTACAGCAAATTTCTGGAATACATCGGCGGCGGCATCATCAATCTCAAGAGCGATACGTTGAAGCTGGCGCTTGTGACGAGTGATTACACGCCAAACGTTGGGCATGATGTTCTTTCTGACGTCCTCGCCAGCCCGACCCCCGAAGTCGAAGCCGTCGCCAGCCCGTCGAACGGGTACACCCAGGGAGGTGCAGCCCTGACCGGCGTAACCTTCGCAGCGAGCGATTCACCGAAGCAGAGTGTCCTCGACGCGACAGATCTCACCTGGACGGCGCTGACTGCGACGTTTCGATATGGGATTTTGTACGCGAACGTGACGGTCGGAAGCGTCGTCAATCCCCTGATCGCCTATATCCTGTTCGATACGACGCCGGCGAATATCGTCGTCAACGGCGTCGATTACATCGTTCAATGGGATGCGTCGGGAATTCTGAAGGTATCCGAGGCGTAAGAAGTGAAGGCGGTTCGCTGTGACAGCTACTATCCCCCTGGGCAGCATAATCATCGAGCCATACTCCCCGGTCGGCCAAGCCAGGATCCTGTCATCTATACCCTGCGGCAACCTTGAAATCGACGCATACAATCCATCCTGCATCTGGAACCTGGTGCCCGGCCAGATATTCGGGCTGCAGACGATCTACGAGTGTGTCCTCACGGGCGACGCGGATGGATTGAGCGATCTGGTTCTTCCGATGGCGTCGTTCCAGTCAACTATGCGCAACGGCGAAGCCTCCTATCTTGCCTGCATGATTCCTGATGCGACGGCATATAAGGCGGGGATCCTGGCGAGGACAAACGGCGATATCGTCGTAAAAAAGGGATACCGGTTTTCGGACGGGACGACTCAAATGGAAGAGTTGTGCCGGGTGGATTACGAGAGCCTCCGGATCGACCGGGATCCGACGATGGACGTCGCGACGATCTCCGGCCACAGGACGGCTACTGCTACTGCATCGAAGTCGGTCACATTGACTGGAGTGTCGTACCAGGGATACCGGACAGACGGCAAGAATGTCTTTCGCGCCGAGCCGGACCTGTTTTTGAGAGTCGGAGACACGGCAGTCCATGGCTCCTACTCCTTCGTTGTCGGCGAGATCTCATACGCCGTTGGAACCAACCAGGCCACGATGCAGGTGACAGAGGAATAATCGATGGCGGATTACTACGGAAAGCTGCTGGGAACGAGGATCCTGCACGCGGATCGGAGCGTGCAGGGTGATGACGATACGAACGTCACCCAGCAGGCGTTCAACGATCCGTTCGTCTATGCCGCCCAGATCGGCAACAACGGCAAGGATACCGTTGCGTCAGCCTACAAGCTCCAGTGGCGTCTGGCCGGCGGAACGTGGGCCGATCTCGGTGCGACCGGCGCGCTCAAATATACGTCGTCTACCGTGTTGTCGAACGGCACGGCGCTGATCCAGGCGAATGCAAAATGCACGGCCCCCGGAGATCAGACATGGCAGAACGGCGAGGAGGTCGAGGACGGTCAGTCTGCATCGATCGATCTTGGGTCAGATTGTTACACGGAGATTCAGTTCGCTGTCGATCCTTCTGGAGCGGATTTCGGCAATGTCTTCGAATTCCGGGTGTGGGGCATCGCCGAAAACGCCGTAATCACGACTGTGACGGGCGCATGGGCGACGGTCGCCATGGTCAACAAGCGGTACTGGGTCGCCAATACAAGAGGCGGCGGATACTGGATCCAGGAATATTTGAGCGAGCCTCACTGGGCCACCTCAAGCGGTGGAGAGGCGAGTTGGGACAACATCCCCGGTGATGGCGATACGGTCGTGTTCGACGAGAATTCGATCCCCGAAGGCTCTCCCGATTTGTACGTGGTTATCAATGACACGGACACGGACGTGCGGGTCGCGTTCGACACGACGAATCTCGGCGCGGGGAGGGTGACGTTCAAGGTCGATGCCAACTGCAGTCTGGAATTGCTCAGCGATTTTGAAGGATGGAGGGGCATTCGAATCGATGGGACTTTCAAGACGAACGGTTACAACGTCTCGCTCGGGCAGTATTTTCATCTCGGGACCTATGGCACGGGCTCTGCGGATATAGGCGCATCGACGATCACGATCGGACCCGGCACCGGTACCGACGCTTACGGAGACGGGAACTACAATACGGATTACCGCGGTATGTTCAGTTTCGATGCAGGCGCGAAGATCGTCATCGATGCGTCGGATTCGACGTCGGCTTTGCCCTTCCGCATCTACCTGGATGGGGTCGATGTTCCGGACGTAGAAATCACCATGGAAGCGGCGACCAACCTCGTCTATCTGACCGGAGGATACTCGTTCGACACGAACGTAACGATGAATTCGCTGTCTGTTGCCGGCGATGGCGTTTTCAAGCCGACGCACAACATGACGATTACAAATGGACTTACGCTCGAAGGCGACACGTCGGGCGGACTCGTAATAAACAGTTATTCTGTTTTCATAAAAGCCAGCGGCATCGTCAAGGCCATCAACTGTACGCTGAAGAACTCGACGGCCTCCGGCGGGGCGACCTTTCGAGCGCCTCTGTCGAGCGGGAATGTGAACGACGGCGGGAATACAGGATGGAGCTTCGCCAACGATATCGAAAGCGATATACCGCTCGGCCAGCTCCAGGTCACCGGATACCCACCGCTGTCAGACGAGATCAGCATCATTCCGCTGGGCAATCTGATCATCGCGGGATATGCGCCGTCGATCGCTATGGGTGGAACGAAAGCCAATATCCCGCTGGGAGCATTGTTGGTCACTGGATACGATCCGACGGCGACGGCGTTCCTCAAGACAATCGCTCCGATCGGCGGTATTCTCCTGGAGGGATACCCACCTGTTGAGGTTATGCGAGCCCAGGTATCCCTCGCCGAACTACTCCTGTCAGCTTACGCTCCGGCGGTCCGAAAGGAACGGAGAGAGAACATCCCGGCCGGCAGTATCGAACTTGTAGGGCTGGCACCGACCTCACAGCTCTGTATCTCTCGCACGGTTCCGTGCGGTGCCCTGGACATCGCGGCCTTCGTGCCCCGATTATGGTGGGAGCCCAGCGCCGCACAAGTCGCGACGTTGCAGACGATCTACCTGTGCGTTCTGACGGGTGCTGCCGATGGCCTGGCCGATCTGCTCCTGCCGATTTCCTCATTTCAATCAATCATCCGCTCGGACTCTTTTTCGTATCTGTCGGTCGTTGTTCCTAACTCAATCGACTATGCGGCGGGGATCCTTGCCAGGACGAACGGCGATATCGTGATCCGTAAAGGATATCGTTTTTCCGACGGGACGACGCAGACGGAAGAGATCTGCCGCGCGGCATACGCGAATTTGCAGATCGCCCGCGGCGGCCGCCGCGATTCGGCGATCTTGAGCGGCTATAAAGCTGTGGAAGCTACAGCGTCGAAAGTCGTTTCCATTGCGAAGGTCAGGGCTGCCCGTCTCCAGGCCAACGGCAAGCGCGTGTTGGAGGGCGCTCCTGATTTGTTCCTGCGCGTGGGCGATACGGCGTCAGACGGCACGGAGTCCTTCGTCGTCGGCGAAATCGATTATTCCGTGGGCGGTGGTGGAGCGTTGATGAAAGTCGTCGAGGCGTAGCATGGGACAGGCGAAAATCATATCGGGCGGGCCCGCCGGACTCTACACGATTGAGCTGGTGACAAACACGGCGCCGGCGATGGCACAGATCGCGAAGATCGACGCACGGCTTGCCGTGCTCGTGTCCCTTATCGCGACGGCACTTGTCGAGAAGAACGCAGCGGCCGCCGCGGAGTATGAAAAATTGACCACCTGGAGATCGGCAATATCCGCCCTGCAGGCCGGCACCGGATCCGAATCGGACGTTGCGACGACGCAAAGCGACTATCTGAGTGCGCAATCCGCGTCACTCAAGAAGGCCGAGATTTACGCACTGTTTCTGCTCGAACGCGAATCGAAGACCAAAGAGAAAGCGAATCTTCAGACCTCCATCGCACCAGAAACGCGCACCGGGATCTGGTGTGCAGATCTAACTGAGGACCTGGCGGCCGGTGCGATCGTTGGAACCATTGAAGTGAACGGCGAAGATTCACAGATCCTGATATGCCCAGGCGGAAAGGCCTGCGCATTCTCTCCGTCCTTGCTGCAGCGGACACGGGCCATGGCTGCGAGCGGGGTTTTTTACAACCTGGCAATGTTGCCTGCTTGGCAGCGATGGAAGCCGACCTATCGCGTCGGCACGATCGTCAGCATCTACGCCGGTGACGTATGCTCGGTGAGCCTCGATGCGGCTGTGAGCTCGCAGCAGAACCTCAATATCAATCCTGCGACGACTACGCTGGCCAACGTCCCGATTGAGTACATGGATGGATTGGACAGCTCCGTATTCGTCCCAGGTGACGGCGTGATCGTACAGTTTACCGACCAGGACTGGTCGAAGCCGAAGGTGATCGGATTTTCGCATGACCCGAGAGGCGATAACGGGAACCTGCTCATCCTGAATGGACTGGGAACACCAAACTTGACGCATTACCGCCTTACATCCGATACGCCGGAGCTGATCAAAACCTACACCATACCGGAAGCGTCGGCGATGAATATATACAACGATGTCCAATGGTCCTCTCGGTACAATAAAGCGATGATCGTGAATCGAAACCAGTACAATAAAGTCACCGTCATGGATCAACTCGGCGCGGTTTCTTTCACAAAAGACCTTGAAGGCGGAAGTTATGACAACCCTCGTTTCCGGGGAAAAACGCAATACCCGGAATTGCATTGCATAAACGAGGCCCTGAGAGCTGAGATCCTGGACGCGAATATCGCTCATTACGGCGCTTATACCCAGCCGAACACC